TGTAATAAACAACTCCTGAGTATGTTTCAAATGAAGCTAAATATTCTTGTCTAAATGTTCTCTCATCTAAATCTTTTTTTGCTTGTTCTATTTCTTCTGCATCAACTTGACCACCATCTAATGTTGTAAACTTAAATGATTTCCATTCAGGGTCATCTCCTAAACCCTTTTGGTAAATTTCATAAGACCAGTTACCAAATCCTCTAGGTGTTCCTATAAACAATACATTTCCTGTAACGTGCTTATCTGAGATTGTTGGTCTTAAAACTTCTGTCCAAGCTTCAACTGGTATGTCTGCATACTCATCTAACAGTAAGAAATCTAATCCTACTCCTCGTAAATTGTCTGGTGATTTATCTGCACCTTTTAAACTTATCTGTGAACCATTCCTAAGCACTAAAGATAGTTCTGTTTCATTAGCATATTTAATCCATCTCTTTTCAGTAGTAAGTCTTTTAAGTTGTTTCCACATAATCTCTTTAGACATTCTGTAAGTTGGTGCTACATAAAATATCTTTGAGTTAGGTTTTCTACTTGCGAATCTAAGTAGTTCATACATGGCTAAGTGTGTCTTGCCGAATCTTCTTCCTGTAATTAGAACTCTAAATCTCTTTGGACAAGTATATACGTCTAGTTGTGGTTTACTAAATGGCATTTATAATTCCTCTTTGAATAAGTTTAGTAATAACTTCTTCTTCCAATTTAACATCATGGTTATAACCTTTATTAGTTCCAATGTGTTGTACTTCTTCCATTGTATATCTGTTCTTAGTTTTAAAGAAATCAAATCCTGTAATAGTTACTTTGCACTCACAATGATTAAGTAACCAATAGATTGCAACAAAGCCAGTAGTTGGTCTGTAATAGTTATACCTAATTGTCATTTGACTATAATCAAAGCTATTCCATAACCAAGCTTTTTTCTTAACCCAATCAGGCATACGTTCTGCTCTCTTACCATCTTTTTCAAAGTTTAATCTTACAATGCAACGTATCTGTGGAATCTCTTTAAGCTTGTTGTGTCCCTCATAAACTAGGTTGTTAATCCAAACATCACAAGGTTTGTCTTGAACTCCAAGATTCATTCTAACTATTGAATTGTATTTGCTGTAATCTATTTGGTCTAACTTCTCACCATTACCAATTAGTAATACATTCTTGCCTTTAAAATATTCGTAAGGATTAAACATTATTCTGAAAACTCTAGTGTGTAGTTTTTGTAAGGTTTAAATAGTTCTCTCCACCATTTAGCTGATTCAATAGTTGCATGAGCATTATAACCATTTGGAAGTATTGCTATGGCTTTCCTACAACATACAGAAATAAATACCCAGTTCTTTGAGTAACTAAATATCTCATCAATAGCATCTTTAAGATTATCAACTGGTATGTGTTCTAATACATCTGTTGAAATAACTAGATCAAACTTGTCAGTAGGTTTGTTTTGGTACTCAGGAACAGCAGGGTCATACTTAGTTGCGTTCCATTCTTCAGGGTGGTATTTTGCTTTCCCACAACCATAGTCTAATATTGATTCAATACCTTTGTCTTTAATGATTTGATTGATAGCTGGTATAAACTTTTTTAAAGCTATTCCTTGCCACTTATTATCGTCTTTGTGATACTGCTTTGCCTGTTCTAAGTATATATCGTAAAGATTAGACATTTCTAATAACTGCTGTGTGTGGTTTAAATTGTTTAAACATTTCAATCGTATGTGGTTTATGCAGGAAAGCAAAAGTATCTATTCTATCTGCATCATGCACTACAACTTTATCAGTATGTTTTAATATGTTGTTAAGATGTTTAATTCTATCTCTTACAAATTGTTCGTGATCTAAAAAGCACATACCATAATTCTGGTTTATAAATAGTTCATTGTTAAACTTAACGTGCAACTGGACATAGTTATCACAAGCAAGATAATCAAATCTTCTAGCCCAGTTTATGTTTTCTACCATACTAACTAACTTGACTCCTTTTTGTTTAGCTATCTCTAAAAGCAAAGGTGTAGAATAATAACCACAACCAGTTTCTAGTATGTCTCCATTACAAGATAATGCTTCTTTAATTAGTATTTGTTGGTGTGTTGCGTATTCGTTAATTATCTGTGGTTCGTCAGGCATAATATATTTGTCTATTTTAGTTATTGCAGTTCTGTCTAAATGTAAAGCATCTGCCTTATCTTTGCCCACGTTTTTATAAGTTAATGCTATGTTAGAACCTACTTCTCTTGCTTTAATTAAATCTTCATAAACTAATGCGTCTATGTGTGTGTAACCATTTTCTATTGCTGTTTTTATTCTTCTATTGCCATAGATACAAATAAGCTGATTGGCTTCTGCAAGTAATATAACTGGGTTGTATAGTAAATGTGCTTCGTCTAATGTTTTTATTTTTCTTCTTTGCAACACTTGATTAATGTATTTAATATCTTTGTTTGAATAGACTCTAACATCACTCCAGTTCTTATCGCCTTCTTGTCTATCTATCTGACTACAATATTTAACCTTGTTAACTGGTACTGATATTATGTTGTCGTTTCTATGAATACTCTCTAATCTTTTTTCTAATAATTGCTTTTCCATCTTTTCCAGTCCAATGTATTGTCTTGATATTGTTATTTGTTTCTGCAAGTCTAAGCCATTGATATTCTCTAGGTAAGGTTAAAACTTTATACTTATGTGCAATCTTGTTTAAACACTCTTGATCTCCATAAGTTAAGAACTTTTCACATTCTAACTTCCACTCTTGTAAGAAATCTTGATTGTTACAAACTACTAAACCTGATGCAAAGTGATTGTGTCTATTGCACCAATCTTCAGTAACAGCAATATCATACCCTTGCGACAGTTCAAAGACATCTGATATGTCAGTAAGTATTTCTATGTCGCTATCAATCCAGCATATTTGTTTCTCTAAAGTTTCTAACATCATTCTTGGTTTGTAGTACCAAGCTTTCATTAAAGGTTTGTAAGATATGCAATTAGGGTAACTGTTCTCTAATCCAAAGTCAGCTATGTAAAGTTTATTAGTTAGATGTTTGTTGTATGTGCCGACAAACCATTTAAGTATATCTTCATGTTCTTTATCGCTTCCAGTTATAAAGTTCATAACTGAATCTTAACTGTATTAGTGTAGATGTTAAACCAGTCAGATGAATAATCACAGTCTTGGTATTTCTCAAAGTAACAACCACCTTCTGTAAAGTGTATGTTCTTAGCTTCTGTGTTGTGTGGGTATTCGCCAACTAACCAATTCCATTCTAAAGGCAAACCACCTATTTTATCAGTCCATTTGAATTGATGTAGTTCTAAACCAGATGCAGTATCAACATATTCTTTAGTAAGTGTTTTACATTTAGCTGTGTTCATTAGCATTAAACTAGACCAGTTCTTTTTCTCATAAACAGTTTGTATTTGATTGCCGAACTTAGATATATGCTTGGGTGTATAATCGTGCTGACAAACCATAACTGCATAATCATCATTTTTTAAATCCCATAGTTCTTTAATGTCTGCTTTAAACAGCATATCGCAATCTAGGAATAATGCCCAACCATCATAGTTCATAAGGTAAGGAACTATAAATCTACTAAATGAGAACTCAGTAGATGATAAAGTGTTTCTTGGTCTTGTGAATGAGTCTCTTAGGTTTGGCAGATAAAGTGGTATGAATCTAACTGGTACTGAACTGTGTCTTAGTATGCTTTCGCTAAGTATATGGTAAGCTATTTTCTCTTTGCTGTCATATCCGATAAAGACATTAATCATTTAGTTGTCCGATCTTATGCTTTTATCTAATTCGTTCTCTAGTTTTTTAATGTATATTTCTTTAGCTTGTACTTCCTCGTTTAATCTGTCTATTTCTTTTTTAAGATTATAAATAACTACTTCAAGATCGTTTGTTCCTCGCAAACTTTTATCTAGCATCTTAGGTTTCTTACGACCACACATTTGTTCCACTTCCTATTTCTTTCTATTTTGATAAGTTTTTAAATATCTTCTACCTAAAGCCACTGCTTCAGATTTACTTTTACCTCTATAACCCCAAGCTTCTAAGCTTAGTTTTAATCTTGTTTTACGACCCTTAGAATCAAATAATCTTCCTCTACCACTTCCCATTCTAACTAAGAACGAACCTTTGCGTCTATACTCAGTCAAAGTATCTGGTCTTGATTTAACTGGTGGTCTTAGATTGCTTCCAGTAGCACGATTGTATCTTGCTCTACCAGAAGAAGTTAATCCACCTCTTGGGTTCTTGTCAGATTTTCTAAGACTAAATTTACTCATACTTTTTTAAACTAAATTTTACTGGTGCTTGTTTCTTAACTTTTAAGTTATGCTTCTTCATAAGCAAATCAACTATACACTTATGACAAGCTTTAATATGTTGTTCAAGCTTATTAACCATTGGTCTCTTACAAAATAAGCATTTACTTGCCATCTTCTACCTTCAGTTCAATTTCTTTTGGTTCTTCAGCTATATCATATATTGGTAAAGGCATATTGCTATCGGATTCAAGTATTTCGTTTCTTTGTCCAAGCATTTGTTTTCCTAACCAAATCAACATAACTACATTACCCTTTTCAACTGCCATTTGCCATTGTTTCCTTCTAAGAGATATATTGCCTTCTGATCTCCCTTTGTCTATTTCTGCTGAAAAATTATTATGCAAAGTATCTCTATGGCAACCAAAGAAATCTGCCATTTCTTGCATAGTACAATGTAATCTAGCTAATCTTTTGACTTGTTCTGGGTCAATATCAAGCTTTGGTCTTCCTACCTTTTTCTCCTCAGATTGAATTGTAGGTTTTTCCTGTTTGCTCATGTATAGCTTCTTTTCCTGTAAATTGTTGCCACCTTTGTATTATTACATCACAATATTTAGGGTCTAGTTCCATGACATTAGCTTTGCGACCTAGTTTTTCACAAGCTATTAAGGTGCTACCAGAACCACCAAATAAATCTAAAATTATATCATCTCCTTTTGAACTATTGTTTATGGCATTACAAACTAAAGCTACTGGTTTTGGTGTTGTGTGTCCGATTACTGTTTCTTTATCAAATTTCCATACTGAAGTTTGTTTTCTATCTGAGTGCCAAGAATGAGTACCATTTTTTAACCAACCATAAAGGCAAGGTTCATGTTGGCTTTGATAATCTGTTTGGCTTAAAGTTAATTTGTTTTTAGCCCAAATAATCATAGAACTAAAATGGAAAAATTCTCTAAATACTTTATGAAAAACATCAGCACATCTATCAGAATGAAAGCAATAAATAGAAGCACCTGATTTTGAATATGTGAAATAGTTTGCAAAAGAACCTCTTAATAGTTCTTCTAATCCATCTCTTGAATCGTTATTAATGCCTTCATAATCAACCCCATAAGGTGGGTCAGTAAATATCATATCTGCTTTTTGTGAGTTTAACAGTTTTTCTACATCAGTTGATATTGTTGCATCAGCACACATTAATCTATGATTTCCTAATACAAATATATCTCCTAATTTACTTTTTGGATTTTCTTTAATTTCAGGAACTTCATCTTCATCAGTTAATCCATTATTTTCTTTTGTTAGTAAGTCTTTAATAAAGTCATCTTCAAATCCTAATAAATCTATATTAAAATCTTCATCTTTAAGACCTTCAATCTCTACTGATAACTTTTCTAAGTCCCAACCTGCGTTAAGTGCTAATTGGTTATCTGCTATTATTAAAGCTTTAATTTGTGTTTTGGTTAATCCCTGAACTATTATGCAAGGTACTTCTTCGTGTCCTAATCTTTTAACTGCTTGTAATCTACCATGTCCAGCTATAATTGAATTGTCAGGTGCTAATAGTATTGGGTTTGTAAAGCCGAACTCTTTAATGCTTGAAATAAGTTGTGTAATTTGTTCTTCGCTATGAGTCCTACTATTATTTATGTAGGGAATAAGTTCAGATACCTTCTTTTTAATAAGTTCCATATTAACCGATTATGTTCGTTAAATGTTCTATTAAGCTTTTTTTAACGATTTGTAAAGGAACTCTAGTAGATTCTGGTTTTGGTATAATACATGGCAGATTCCATTCGCTATACTATTGCATACTACTTCTTCAGCTTTTAATGGTAAATCTAGTTTATATTCGTCATGTATCATGTGTAAAAGTTCATGGAGTAATGTGTTAGTCATCTGAATATTATCTAATGATTTGTCTATGGTTAGTGTGTTTGAATCGCAATCAAATTCACCAAAAATTTTCTTAGCTGATGCTTCCTTGTGGTCAATGTAATCTAACTTAATCAGTCTGCTTCCAAAGACTATCTCGTTAGGTAAACTCATTTTCTTTTAAGCTTCTTTGCTATGTAAAGGTTTTTAACAAAGCTGTTTTTCTTGCCGAACTTTTGACCTGCTGAACGTCTTGCAGTTTTATAAGCTTTTGTTTTAGTATTAAATGGTTTTGGTTTGCCAAGTCTTGCTGGTCTTTTAGTTAAATAAATAGGTTTTTTCATTTCTTTTTTCTCGGCATCTTTAATGGTTTAGGTTTGTAAACTCTATAAGTTCCTTTGGTCTTAACTTTGTTTGTATAAAGTTTGTTAAGTGATGTTGATGTAGTTTCGTTAGCCATTATATCTTGCCTTTGAATTTAATTAATACCTGCTTAACATGATTTGTGTATTCTTTGCTAGTGCTAAAATTGTCTAATGTATCAGCTAATTTAACAGGGTCTTTTGTTCTGGTTCGCAGTTGTCTAAACTCTTGATAATGATGATTATTGTTTAGTGTATTAATATAATGCCTTACCGATTGGCATTTAGATTTATATGTTTTAACTCTCCAGTTAATAGATGGGTCTTGTAATAATGGCAACATACCTTCCTTAGACCATACTCTAACACCAAATAGATTATTGCCTTCCTTAGCAAATCTTGAAGTACCGAAGTTACTTTCAACTATGCTTTGTGCAATAATTAATGATGTTGGTATATGTTGATCTTTGTGTAAGTCCAAGTTTATGTAAGCAATACATTTCTGCATACTGGCTATAAACTTATCTGATGAAGTGTTATCTACTTTAGGTTCAAAGAAACCTATCTTCCTAATTTCATCAATAGTGCTTTGTCGTATTTTGTCTTTAGTGTGATCGTTTGGAAAAAATGTTCCAATTAAAAACACCATCATTAAAAATAACAAAATGACTGTATAGTCCCAAAGCTTGATGCTTAGTATTTTAGTATACATTGATTTTTAAGGTTTGATAACCTTCCAGCTTTACAGCTTATCTAATTAGATTTATTCCTCGTCAGAATCTTCGTCTGAATCTTCAAACTCCTCGTCATCTGAGTCGTCAAACTCATCATCTGATTCATTCTCGTATTCATCAAGCGAAGCTTCTACTTTGTCCCTGATCTTAGCATTAAGATCATCAGCTTTATCTAAAAGCTTTAGGATTTGTTCTAGGGTCTTGTCCATAACTACATTCTCCGTTTAGTTAATTCCGAATCAGTAAAGTTATTTTAAGATTATGTAAATATATAATTTTTAAAGGGTGGGCTTTCACCACCCATGCTTTTACCTAATTAGTGTGTGTACTATAAAGATTAGTTCTTTATTTTCAAGAGTTTAGTTTGTGCAGAACCCATTTTTCATAGTCTTGTGCGTCAAGTCGTTCTTTTGCAATCTCCCATTCGTTTTTCACTTTGGGTTTCTCAATGATCTTGGTTTTTAAGTCTTGCAACAAAGGTATGGTAATTTTCTTAGGTTTATCAGTCATACTGCTAAGACTTATCTTATTTTTATCTATACTAGTAGTATTAGTATATATGGTTGTTGTTCTGTCTGTCAAAGTTTGATCCGTTTTAACTGGGACATCTTGATATTTGCTATATTTTACAATGGTATAAATGCTTAAATTCTTGTGCAAAGTTTGATTCAGGTTTTTAGTATGAACCAAATTTTTAATAATACCTCTTACCTTGCGTTCAGAAATATTAAATTTCTTAGCTAAATCTTTATAAGCTATTGAAACTTCTCCTCTTTTTAAAGTTAGTTTCTTTTTTCTGTAAATAACCTGTACTGGTTTGTGAGAAGCCATAGCTACCAAATACAAAAATACAGCTACCTCTAATTGATTACTAAAATCATTAGAGTTATAAATCTTCCTGTGTAGTGCTATCCAACCTTCAGTCATTTAACTTCTGCCTTTACTAAATCTATAATTTTATTTGTAAAAGATTTTAAACCATTCTTCTGGCAGTCTTTAACACTTGCGTAAATTGTAAACCAAGATTTATTATAAGCTTTACCTATTTCATTATAAGATAATTCTGTAATTGATCTGATTACTGCTAGACAAACTTTGTTATGTGGAACTTCAAAGAAATTTATATCTTTATAAAGTTTATGATTGCAAAGAACTTTTTTTGTTGTTTCGGATATGTTCTTGATAGTTAAGTTTTCCATTGTATGCACCTTCCTGTTTGGCTTGGTTAATTTTAATACAAGGAGATATAATACTTAATTTCATAGAAATCAATATAGGATTTATATTAAATCTTTCAAAGAACTCTAGTTCGCCTATTTGGTGTTGTAAGTTATGGCAAGTAAAGCACATTGGAATACAATACTTATCATCTCTTATTCCTTTACCAACATTACCGACTTTAGGGATTGATCTGATATGACAGCATTGAACTTGGGTATCGTTACCACAAACTACGCATGGAAAAGAAGCTACGAACTTCTGATGCTTAACAGAATGAATTATGTTTGCCTTCCGAATTTGCACTATTTATATTTCTTAGCTTTTTTCTTTGCAGTTCTAGCAACAGATAAAGCTATTGCGACAGATTGACTGCGAGATTTTCCTGATTTTAGCTCACGTCTAATATTCTTGCTTATTGATTTTTGGCTATAACCTTTGATAATTGGACTCATTTTAACTCCTAGTTATATAACGTGGGTAAGGGAAGGCACTTACCCACAATCCCTAGTATCAAATATAGAACAAAATGGCAACGAATAAGTCATTGTTTTTAAATCATATTACTTTTATATTATCCACAGTTTTTATTAACTTTTAGATTGATATTATCATTTTAATAATTATATTGATTTTATATTAACAAAAAACAAAAGGGAAAATATGAACAAAGTAAAAAACTACAAAAACACAGCAAATGTTGGAGATATAATTAAATCTTATGACTTTGCATTTGCAAACATAGATGACTGTTATGTTGTAGGAAAAGTTTTAGAAAAATCTGAAGTTTGTGATTTAGGAAACTTTGGTGCTTTTAAAATTGAACTTGTAAAAAGAGTTGTTAATAACCAAGACGTAACTGAAAAACAAAAAACAATAGAAAATATTTTTTATGTACCATTTGAATTTGATTCTTATGTTCATAGAGACAATTCTTTAGAGAGAGTTGTAAAAGTAAATAATTAAATTAACTGGGTGGTGTAAAAGCCACCCAAAACAAAGGAAGGAAATATGGCAATAAAACAAACAACACCAGAAAAACAAGGTTTAATTTATCATTATGTTGATTTGCTTCATCAGTGCGAAGAAAAAAATAGTGAAATCCAATATGCTTTAGAGTGGGCTTTAAAATTTGTTCCAAACAAAGATATAAAAAGATGGATTGATTTAACTGAAAAACAAATAAGAAATCAACAAGCTAATATTGTATGAAAAAACAACTGGCAAAATTACTCAAATCATATCATAAGAAATGGGATTGCTTTGGTAAGAAAAGGAAAAGTAAATGAGAAACACAGGTATAATTTGTTCAATGAGTTATTATGAAATGAAACTAATGACAGCAGTTCTTTCAAGAATCTTATTGGATAATGAAGTTAGAGGAGAGCATACTAAGAAACGCATAACTACTCTAATAAGTAAACTAAACAATATGATTACAAAACAATGCTGACATTAATAAACGATTTAGGATTTTTTTATTTCTGTTTTGCTGTGTTTTTAGCATATTTAATATGGGAGAATAATAAATGACAAAAGAAAAATTAGACATCAATCATTGTAATTTTTGTCATGAAAACTGTTCAACTATAATGCTTAAATATAGTGATAAAAAATATTGGCTTTGTGATGATTGCTATAATGAACATTCAAAAAATGATAAAAAAAAGGAGAATGAATAATGTCAAGAGAAACTAAAGACGGAATAGGATTTGCTATCACAGCTATACTGCTGGGTGCAAGTATAATATTAATACATTTTGCAATTAATTAGCTATGAAAAGAACTGTTGATATTGATATACTGAATGGTTCACTTGAGATTATGCAAAAGTATTTTGTTGTGCAGGAATTTTCAGGAAGCAAAATATCCAGCTATGAAAAAGCAATTTACAACGCATTAAAACTAGCTATAAAAGGTAAAGGGAAAAATGAACTTTTTAAAAAACGATAAGTTAAGTGTTAAGCTAGGCGAGTCAGTATTTGCTGAGAAGCTTAAACAGGCACTTAAAGAAGCTGAGTTAAAAAAAGAAAAAAAACAAATGGAGAAGGCAAATGAAAAACAACGATCACAAACTAGCGAGTAGAGTCTTAGAAATTTTAGTAAAGAATCGTAGAACCGAAACTTTATTGGAATACATAACTTTAGCTTGGAAACAAAAACCAATATTAAAGAAAATTGATATTGCTAATATCCAAACTGAAGATTACTTAACTAAAATAAACAAAGGGAAAAATGAAAACATTATTAGGTTTAATACTTATTTTAACAATAAGTAATTGCAGTACATACAAGCCAATTATTGACACGAAGGGTCGTGCTGGTACTTGGAACGAAGCAAGAGCAGTTGAAATCACAGATGATATTCAGCACTGCACTATGTTAGCTGACCAACATCTATCTACAAGTGCAGAAGTACAAGCTTGGATTATAGATAATATTTTAAGACCAGCTAGTCTTGGTGTTGTAAGTAAAGCAGAAGATACTAAAAAAAACTATATTAAAAACTGTTTAAAAGGAAGGAATCATAATGTCATTAACTAAAACAGTAAAAGAAGAAATAAACAGATTGTTTTTAGAATCTCAAAAGAACCCAAGTATAGTTGCTAACGAAGCACCATACTATTTTGATTTGTGTTCTGTTGAAGATAGAACAATAACTTTAAATGAGTTTTATAAAAAATTCCCACATTACAATCCTGATATGAATTGTGATTATTGGAAACAACAACATAACAAATGGAAGGAAATATGGAAACAAGAAACAATATAGTAAATACTCTTGCGAGTAATCTAAGATTCTTGCGACACAATACGCAGATTGAAGAACCAATAACAGGCAAGGTTAAATATATGAGTCAAAGACATTTAGCTGAGTTTATGGGTTCGGCAACGCAACAAGTATCTAAGTTTGAACTTGGAACTAACATAATGAGTAGTTATCAAATATTTAAAGTAAGCAAGGTATTTGATATTTCTATTGATAAATTATTTGATGCAGAACTTGTCAAATCAGTTTACAAGAAAACAATTAAGCAGAATATTTATGCTGAATAAGCATTAATAAAACAAAGGGAAGGTTAAATGGAAGAAATAAAACTATACGAAGGCAAAGAAACATTATTCTTTGACCCAGTTGCTCATCAATATTTTTGGAATGACGAACAGTTGCCTAGTGCTACTGGCATAACAAAACTATTAACTCCAGCTAATGTAATTGGAATGTGGTCGGCTAAGATATGTTCTGAAGAATTTAAGAAGTTAATTAGAGCAGGAGTTAGCTATGACGAGATTGAACTAACTAAGTTTGCAGATCAAATCAAAAAAGCACCAAATCAAAATATGGGTGATGCTGGTTTGGTTGGTACTCAAGTTCATAATTTAATTGAAGATTATATTCATAAAGGAATTACTCCTGAGATTATAAACCCTGAGATTAAAAAATCATTTGGTAAGTTTAAAGAATGGTACGATAAGCAAGAAGGTTTAGAGATTGTATTTACTGAACGTAAAGTGCTTAGTCGTATTCATAAATTTACTGGTACTCTTGATGCTATATTTAAAAACAAATCAGGTGAGCATATTATTTATGATTGGAAGTCATCATCAGGAATAAGAGATTCTATGTTAGTGCAAATCTATCTTTATAAGATTTGTGTTAAAGAAGAATTAAATATTGATGTCAAAAAAGGCATCATAGTTAATTGTACCAAAACTGGAAAATTAAATATTAAGGAATTTCCAATCGGAGATGCACAGGAAGAAGTGGCGATTGCCTGTCTAAAAATGTATCGCTACCTAAACAATAAGGAGAAGTAATATGAACGTACAAGGAGTAATAAAATACGTTTACGATAATAGACTTGGTAAAGATGGAATGGCTAACAAGTTTCCAAATTTCAAGTTTAAAGTAGGCGAACAAGAGATAGTTCTTTGGTCATCTATCTTGCACCCAGCAATAGCTAAGGGAAAAACTGTTTCCGTAACTTGTGGTGCTTCTAAGAAGAATGGAAGTTTATTCGTTCTTACCAAAGAAGATAAAAGTCCAATGATACAAGAACTACCAACTAGTGCTACTGCTAAACCAGATACTAGCTTTAATGTTGATGATTTTGAATCAGAAAACTTTAATGAAGCAGTAACAGCTATTGAAAAAGATATGGCTAGTTCTCCAGTACCAACTAAAGCATTTAATAAAGATGAATATATGTTCACAATGGCTTTATTAAAATCAGGTATTGAATCTGGTAAAATTGGTGTTACAAAGGAAGAAATTGATTTGAAAATAAAAG